CTGCCTTGGCAACAACAGGTCTGGGCAGACGATACTCGCTTTAAAATCGTAGCCGCTGGTAGACGGACGGGAAAGTCCCGTCTTGCCGCGTGGATGTTAATCGTTAATGCCCTTCAGGCTGATCGAGGCCATGTATTCTATGTTGCACCAACCCAAGGACAGGCCAGAGACATTATGTGGCAAACCCTTCTTGAGCTTGGTCATCCTGTTATCGCTGGTAGTCACATCAATAATCTACAGATCAAGCTGGTCAACGGAGCAACCATCAGCCTTAAAGGTGCTGACCGACCAGAAACCATGCGAGGTGTCTCGTTAAAGTTCCTAGTGCTTGACGAATACGCGGATATGAAGCCCGAAGTATTCGAACAAATTTTGAGACCCGCCTTGGCGGATCAGAAGGGATGTGCCATGTTTATAGGCACACCCATGGGCAGAAACCATTTTTATGAATTGTACAAATATGCGGAGTTAGGGGATGATCCGACGTACTGTGCCTGGCACTTTACTTCTTATGACAATCCACTATTGGACAAAAATGAAATTGATATTGCTAAGAGGAGTATGTCTAGTTATGCGTTCCGTCAAGAATTTATGGCATCGTTTGAAGCTCGTGGGTCAGAAATGTTTAAGGAAGATTGGATTCGGGTCGAAGCTGATAAAGATCCGACCGGAGACTACTACATCGCCATCGACCTCGCCGGCTTCGAAGAAGTCAACAAAAAGCGCACCAAAAACTCGAAGCTCGACGAAACGGCAATCGCCGTCGTCAACGTCTCGGAAGAAGGCTGGTACGTCGAAAACATCATCCACGGCAGGTGGACGCTCGACGAAACCGCGATCAAAATCTTCCAAGCAGTAAGAGACTACAAACCCGTATCGGTGGGTATTGAAAGGGGCATAGCCAAGCAAGCGGTTATGTCCCCTTTAACTGACCTACAAAAAAAGTACGGTACGTTTTTTCGGGTGCAAGAGCTAACTCACGGCAACAAAAAGAAGACCGATAGGGTTATGTGGGCGTTACAAGGGCGTTTTGAAAACGGCTATGTCACATTAAACAAGGGTGATTGGAATGTAAGATTCCTTGACCAATTGTTCCAATTCCCTGATCCTTTGACCCATGACGACTTGGTGGACGCTTTGGCGTACATTGACCAATTAGCCGAAGTGGCTTATGACTACGAATACGAAATAGACGACCACGACATCTTAGACATAGTGGCGGGATACTAATATGGACGAGATATACGAACAGGATGCTTTGATGGTTGAACAATCCGTTGAGGATTGGGTAATGACAAAGTGCGAAAACTGGCGTGATTACTATGAATCTAACTATGAAGCGCGTTTTGAAGAATACTATCGGCTTTGGCGTGGGATTTGGGATCCTGCTGATAGTGAGCGTCGGAGTGAACGTAGCCGTATTATCTCTCCTGCTTTACAGCAAGCTGTTGAATCCAACGTGGCAGAGCTGGAAGAAGCTACATTTGGCAGGGGAAAGTGGTTTGATGTCTCCGATAATCTAGGCGACACCTCTAAAGAAGACGTTCTTTTCTTAAGAAATAAGCTGACCGAAGACTTTGAAGACTGCATGATTCGCAAGTCTGTTGCGGAATGCCTTATCAACGCCGCCGTATTTGGTACGGGTGTTGGTGAAATCGTTATTGAAGAAATGAAAGAAATGGCACCAGCCACCCAGCCGATTATGGATGGGGATCTTCAAGCCGTAGGTGTCAATGTCAAAGATCGGGTCAAAGTAAAGTTACGTCCCGTCTTACCTCAGAACTTTTTGATTGATCCTGTAGCCACTAGTGTTGATGAGGCTATGGGTGTTTGTATTGATGAGTTTGTCAGCAAGCATCAAGTAGAACTCCTGCAAGAGCAAGGGGTATACCGAGATACTTATGTAGGATCTGCGGCTCCTGACACTGACCTCGAACCCGATCAAGACATTACGATCTACAACGATGACAAGGTTCGACTTACTAAATACTACGGCCTCGTTCCTAAAGAGCTTCTTGATGAAGCTATGGACGAAGAAACCGAAGAAGAAGGTAAGTATATAGAAGCGGTTATTGTTGTTGCCAATGGCGGGGTGCTTCTAAAGGCGGAAGCTAATCCATATATGATGGGTGATAGACCTGTCGTGGCATTCCCGTGGGATGTAGTGCCTGGACGTTTTTGGGGAAGAGGCGTTTGCGAAAAGGGTTACAACAGCCAAAAGGCTTTGGATACAGAACTTAGAGCGCGTATTGATGCATTGAGCTTGACCATCCACCCAATGATGGCAATTGATGCAACTCGACTGCCTAGAGGCGCAAAGCCAGAGGTTCGCCCTGGCAAGATGATTCTTACGAATGGAGATCCCCGTGAAGTACTTCAGCCGTTTAACTTTGGTCAGGTTAGCCAAATTACGTTTGCGCAAGCCGGAGCGTTACAACAGATGGTTCAACAGGCCACCGGCGCAGTTGATTCTGCTGGCATCGCTGGACAAGTTAATGGGGAGTCAACGGCGGCAGGCATTAGTATGTCTCTTGGTGCTCTTATTAAGCGTCATAAGCGCACCCTTATTAACTTCCAACAGTCTTTCTTAATCCCGTTTGTTAAGAAGGCGGCACATCGGTATATGCAGTTTGATCCTGAAAACTACCCAGTAGCGGACTACAAGTTCAATGCGAGCAGTACACTAGGCATTATTGCTAGGGAATACGAGGTCACTCAGTTGGTACAGTTGTTGCAGACTATGGGTAAAGACTCTCCGCTTTATACAACGCTAATCCAGTCGGTTGTAGACAACATGAACTTGTCTAACCGTGAAGAATTGTTAGCGGCAATGGCTCAGGCTATGCAACCCAATCCTCAGGCACAGCAAATGCAACAACAAGTACAGCAGTTGCAAATGCAGTTTCAGCAATCACAAACTGCGGCTCTATCTGCACAAGCTCAAGAGTCTGCGGCTAGAGCACAGAAGCTTGCGGCTGAGGCGGCTGTTGTACCGCAAGAGCTTGAGATTGACAGAATTAACGCTGTTACACGAAACTTGCGTGAAGGCGACCAAGACGACAAAGAGTTTGAGCGTCGTATGCAGGTTGCTGATCGCTTAATTAAAGAGAAACAAATACAAGGAAAAGAGAATGCTAACGGACAGAGAATTTCAAATGCTACTCAACAGGCTCAACGCCCAAGTGGAGCCGCTCCGACGCCAAGTCCAGGAACTCCAGTCCAAGGTGGAGGCTTTAACCAATGAGCAACAGGGATCCCCGACTAGAACGCCCAGGCGTAAGCGGGTACAACAAGCCGAAGAGAACCCCCAACCATCCCACTAAATCGCACGTTGTCGTTGCAAAGTGTGAAGATGGCTCAATTAAAACAATTCGCTTTGGTCAACAGGGTGTAAGCGGTGCTGGTAAGAACCCAACAACTGCTAAAGAAAAGGCTAGGCGCAAATCGTTTAAAGCGCGTCACGCAAAGAACATTGCAAAAGGTAAGTGTTCTGCCGCATATTGGGCTAACAAAGTTAAGTGGTGATGATATGAAAGTTCCAGCACCAAAGGGTTATCACTGGATGAAATCCGGCAAAGAGTTCAAGTTGATGAAAGATCCTGCAGGTGGTTACAAGCCACACAAGGGGGCATCTAAGTCAGCAGATTTTGCAGTTCAAAAAGTACACGGAGGTAAGAAATGAAAGACAAAGACCACACGGTTAGTTACACACCTCTTGAGTATTACTCTATGTGCGAATCGTCTAAGCGACGTGTAAAGGAAATGCAAGATCAAGGCATTCCTACTAAGTATGATGCAAAAGACAAGCCAGAAGATATTGGCAAGATGGAGTCTTTTACTGTAATGATGTTTGGTAAATAAACTGAGGAGAGTGTGATGGGATACGGTAACGCATACGGCGGTAAAAAGAAAAAAGTAAAAAAGCCAAAGGGTAAGTAGTTATGCCTCGTAAGCGTTCGACGGGTGGCGCAAGTCGCCCCAAGAAAAAATCCGATCCAGTGCCTAAAAACAAAGCACTGTATGCTCGTGTTAAAGCAGAGGCTAAAAGAAAATACAAAGTTTGGCCTAGTGCTTATGCTTCTGGCTGGTTAACTAAAGAGTATCAGCGTAGGGGTGGCACGTATGCCTAGGCGTGTTTCTACGGGTGGCGCTCGTAGACCAAAGAAAAAGAAACCTTCGGGTGGATTGACCAAGTGGTTTAAAGAAGAGTGGGTTGACGTTAAAACTGGAAAGCCTTGTGGTCGCAAATCAGCCACTAATAGCGACCGTCCTTACCCTTCTTGTAGGCCAAAATCAGTAGCGGCAAAGATGACTAAAGCCGAAAAAGCATCATCAGCTAGACGCAAGACAGGGCCAAAGCGCGTGGCCCATGCTGTAACGGCTTCTGGCAAGCGCAGAAAAACTACGAGAAATGCCTGACATTTTTTAAAAATCGTGCTACAAGGCACATAATCAACGAAAGAGAGATAGGAATTTCTGCCACCTGAACTTGAGGAGTACTTTACTAACTACAACGAACTGTTTAACCATGCTGGATTTAAGCAGTTAGTAGAAGAGCTGGCTAACAATGCAAGGCAGTTAGCGGATCTTCAAACAGTTAAGGATCAGGAGGAGTTGTTCTATCGTAAAGGCCAAGTTGCCGCATTAGCTACAGTAATCAACTTAGAGGCAACGATTACTGCGGCGCGAGACCAGGCCGAAGCGGAAGGACAAGAAGAGTTAGATGTATAAGATATATGACTTCCGTTGTGAAAACGGACATATATTTGAAAGAATGGTACGCAGTGGGGTCACAATCAGTAGGTGCGATTGTGGTTCCGATGCTACTAAAATGCTGTCAGCGCCTAAGTGCGTACTCGACGGATCTAGTGGGGACTTTCCAGGTCGCCACATGAAGTGGGTGCGGGAACATGAAGAAGCTGGCAGAAAACGTAAATCTCCAAACGGAGTTTAATTATGTCTAGAGCAACGATGATTGATCCGCACCTCGAAGAGGAGAATGCGGAAAACATCGAAAACGAAG